ATATGGACGACCTTTGCGGAGAACAGAGGAACGACACAGAAAAGACGATCAGATCTCTTCTTGGACACCCCGATGATTTTCTTATGACTTCTCTTTCTGCACAAGGAGAGTCAAATGTATTCCTACACCAAGGGTCTGCAAGACGCAGGACGATACTGTCTAGATTTCTTGATCTTGACATCTTTGATAGGCTTCATGATTTGGCTTCTAAGGAAGTTACTTCTGTTAAGTCACAACTAAAAAATTTCCCAGATAGAAATTGGGATCAACTAAGAGATCAATTAAGATCAGACATCTTAAAGCTAGAAGACAGCATTAAAGAAATGTCTGATCTAATATTGGAGAATCAGACAGCTTTAGCGTTATTGAGGGAAGATCTTTCAAAACACGTTTCATCTCCAGTTACACAAGAAGACGTCGACGTACAGCAGAGAAGAGTTAATGATTTAAGAAAAAAGTCTGATGATTGTAATTCTCAGATAGAAAATCTTGAGAAAGACGTTGAAAATCTTCAAGAAAAGAAAGATGCTTTACAACGACTAATTGAAACAATAGATGCAGACTCTCTTAAGAAAAAGCAAGATGCTCAAAGAAAGTTACAGTCTGCAATTACTGAACTGAAACATCTTTACGATAAGGAAGAAACTTTACTTCTTTCTCAAAGAAAGTCACTAAAGATATTAGATGAAGTTCCTTGTGGAGATGAGTACCCAACTTGCAAATTTATTAAAGATACTCATAGCAACAAGTCTCTTGTTGTAGACCAAGAAAAGAGAGTAAAAAAATCTCTCTCGACTCTCGAAGAAGCACAGTCCACTTTTAATTCTATTAACGATGAAACTGTATCTGATAAATTAGACAAGTATGAAAAGGCGCAACAACTTTTTAGTAAGTTCTCTTTAGAGATCTCTAAAAAAGAGACTGAGATAGCAAAAATTCTTTCTACGTGCAAGAATTGCTCAGAAGAACTAAATACCTCTGAAAATAAACTCTCGTCTTTAAGAGAATCTCTTAACAGTGAAAACAACGAAGAGACTTCTTCTATTAGGCGTAAAATAACAGAGACTACTAATCTTATCAAGAGCTATGATACTCAAAAGCTGCTTCACGCTTCTCAGCTAGGAAAGTTACAGTCTTCTCTTGAAAAACTAGAAGAAGAAAAGAGCAAGCGAGACTTGCTATTGTCGAACGTTAGAATTCATGAACTTATTTCTAACGCTTTTTCTAAGAAAGGAATTCCACTCTTAGTCATTAAAAATCATCTTCCATTAATAAATGCAGAAGTAGCTAAGATACTGCAAGGAATTGTAGATTTTACTGTCGATGTGGAATCTGATGAAGAAACAGACTCACTTGAGATTTATATCAATTATGGAGATTCTCGCAGAATAATAGAGCTATGTTCTGGAATGGAGAAGATGATAACTTCTATCGCCCTAAGAGTTGCAATGCTTAACGTGTCCGCTCTTCCACGACCTGATTTTTTTATAATAGATGAGGGTTTTGGCGCTCTAGATAGTTCTGGCGTAGAGTCTTGCAGTAGATTTCTTTTGTCTTTGAAGAATTACTTTAAGACAATAGTCGTTATTACACATGTCGATGGAATTAAAGATTCTGCAGATCACATTCTTGAGATTACAAAGATAGAAAAAGATTCGAGGCTGATCTACAATGATTGAATGGAAAAATTATCTTGGCAATAGACTAATATGTAAAAAAGAAGATTTTTACGTCATTATTCCCAATGACGGACAAAATTCTATGCCTCTATTTTGCAATGTGTGTGACTCTATAATGAGATCCAAGCTTGATGAAGAGTCTTATGAAAAATTTGAGTGCTGTGACTCTTGTGCAACTTATTGGGCATATCCTCGTAAAGATGATTGGAAATCTGGGTGGAGACCTACTCCTGAAGAAATTAAGAACAAATACGTTGATGTTGAACAGTGAAACTTATATCTATAGAACGCGAGGAATAGATGAAGAAGCTTAATATAAATGCTATCGGACAGGCAATTGACAATACGTGGGGAAGATCGTCAACTCCTCAGACTGCTTCATATTCGGTAAAATTTACCTTTCTTGGAGATAGTAGACTTCTTGCTTCTTATAACGTTATCACAAACTTCGTTTCTGAGAGAGAGATGATTAAGATGAAGAGAAATTGCTTTGAAGAGTCTGAAAGCGTCATCGCAGAATACGTCAAGTCTGTCAAAGAAACATACAAGCAATTGACGGGCGATAGCCTCGCGCTCAAGGAAGAGTCCGCCACGGATTCTCTTGAAATTATTGGATTCAACGTTCACAATCCAAAGAGGACCGCGTATTATAGACGTAAGGTAGTTTTTGAGATTGCATGACTAAATCTGCGCTAATGTCTCGGCAGGCACAGGTCGCCGAGATACTAAAATGCGGTAAAGATCCAACGTACTTCATGAAGAAGTACTGCAAGATTCAGCATCAGCTTCGTGGTCTCATACCCTTCGACACATATGATTTCCAGGACGACTGTGTAAAGCAATTCCAGCAACACCGCTTCAATATCGTCCTAAAGTCCAGGCAGCTCGGCCTCTCAACGGTCTCGGCTGCCTATGTCGTTTGGTATGCCATCTTTAAGAAGGACAAGAACATCCTTGTCATCGCTACGAAGCTCAACACCGCCATCAACTTCATCAAGAAGGTGAAGACGATGCTGGACGGTCTACCTCCGTGGTTGCTTCTCACAAAGTTTGAGCCTACAAAACAGTCTATCAGGTTCGACAACGGATCTACGATCACGGCAGTTCCAACCTCTCCTGATGCCGGTCGTTCCGAAGCATTGGCCCTCCTCATCGTCGACGAGGCAGCCTTTATTAGAGACTTCGATGAGATCTGGACTTCTCTGTATCCTACTCTCTCAACCGGTGGTTCTGCGATCATCTTGTCCACTCCAAACGGTGTAGGAGGACAGTACTATAAGCTGTGGACAGAAGCTGAATCAGGTGCAAATGACTTCAATCCAATAAGACTACCGTGGGATGTTCATCCGGAACACAACCAAGAGTGGTTCAACAAAGAGACAAGAAATCTTACAAAGCGTCAGATAGCCCAAGAGTTTCTCTGTGACTTCGTCTCATCCGGCGATACCTTCCTTCAGCCTACAGAGTTTGAGAAACTGAGGACGATGATTAAGCCTCCACTTCTAAAAGAAGGACCGCAGAACGGAGTTTGGATTTGGAAGAATCCTGAGCAAGGTCACAAGTATATTATATCTTCAGACGTCGCCCGTGGAGACGCAGCTGACTATTCGACTTTTCATGTCATAGACTATGAATCGTGTGAAGTATGCGCGGAGTTCATGGGGAAAATACCACCTGACAGACTTGCAGAGTTACTATCAACATACGGTAGAAGATACAACAATGCTTTAATTTGTCCTGAACAGAACACGTTTGGTTATTTCACTTGTGTTAAATTGAGAGACGAAGGTTATCCTGCCCTTTATTATTCAAATAACGGGGGCGACCTATTTGGCTATAAGTCTAACGACCCTGATGCAGTACCTGGATTTTCAACACAGACAAAGACGAGAACCCAGATACTCGCAAAACTGGAAGAATCGATAAGAAACTCAAGGCTAAAAACTTATTCACAGCGACTTTTTGATCAGTTACAAGCCTTCATATGGAACGGATCAAAAGCGCAGGCCGCCAAAGATGCACACGATGACCTCATAATGAGTCTTGCAATTGGTGCCTGGCTTGCAGCGGGAGAATCAAGTTCCGACCCACAAGGAATGGCCATGGCCATGGCAATGCTTAAGGCCACAGCTGTTGGAAATAGAAATTTAAATGATCTCCCGGGAGGCATGAACCAAGTAAGACCCGTTCCAAATTCACAAATACAGGGATTCACACCAGACAAAGTACATTCTCCAAGAAAGCCAGAAGATATTAAACACGTTGATGTGTCAGATTTTTCTTGGCTCTTTAGGTGAATAGATATCTATACCAAACTCAGAGGGAACGATGGCCAAGATTGGAATTTCAAGACTCAAGACAATCATTCGCGAAGAACTTCAGAACATATATGAGGGCGCGGACGAGGATGCTGCGTCCAAAATAATGAGCGGAGCTTCAAAGTTACTTAATGCCATAGAGAGCTTCAAAGAAACGGCCAGCGAGAAGGTAAAGGCAGAAGTCGGATCCAACCTTGACGGTGTAGAGCAACTTCTTAAAAGAATAGTTGCTTCACCACTGCAGTATGTTGATGTGACAGCACCTGGTCCTAAAGTTGTTTCTCTTAAGCCACAAAAGAAAGAAGTAGTGTAAAGTAAAGCACCAAGGGCTGTCTCCCTAATGGAGCGGCGATAATAAAATGGCGAAAAAAGACGACCAAAACCTCTTTCAGAAACTAACAAAGTTATTTCGCAGCGGCCCTGTAGTCAAGAGAAAGATACGGGCTCTCGACACGACAATAGCAGCCGCCGACAAGACCAAGTCTTCCGGCGCTTTGCTATTTCAGAAGTCGATGGCACCCACCTATGCCACCATCACGGCGAATGCCTACAACCTGTCAGAGCGGCTCATGCGATACCAGGACTTCGCAGAGATGGAGTACTGTCTGCACGGAGACACGAAGATCGCCGTTCCTGGTGGGTACAAGACCATCGTCGAGCTGGCAGCAGAGTGTGAAGAAAGACCTGATCACACATTCCTCATATATGCTTATGATCACAATCTTCAGCGGATAGTGCCTGCTCTCGGTAAGCAGGCCCGTCAGACGAGAGTGGATGAATCCTACAAGGTAACTTTCGATAACGGGCAACACATCATCGGAACGCCCAACCACAGGTTGATGAAACGAGACGGTACATTCTGCAAGATAGAAGACCTCAAGGCGGGAGATGCCATGATGCCGTTCTATCGAAGAGATTTGTTTAATGGTTGCAAGGAAGAGGGCGAGGGCTACCGTTGGATCTATACGATGGACAGACGTTCTAAGATGAACGGCTGGGTCGCAGAGCACCGAGTAATTGGAGAGATGCTGAAAGGATCTCCTCTCACCGAAAGAGAGGTTGTCCACCACAGGAACTTCGCGAAGCACGACAACAGACCTGAGAATCTCGAGGTTATGACAGAAGAGGCACACCTTAGACTTCACAGAGAGATTATCAATGGAGTGAAGTGGTCAGATCAGAACTCTGACTGGATTCAACAGTTCAAGGCAAACCACTCGAAGTTCATGACAGAGAACAACCCGGCCGAGAGGAAAGACATCACGTTTGGCAGGGTTCTTGAGATTGCTGAGAGGACTGGTTTTAATTCCAAGAGAATGTGTGAGGTTCTCGATACTGACATCAACGTGATCAAGCGAAGACTTCACAAGCACGGCTATCAAAACTTTGAGACATTCGCAAAGGCATACAACCCGGACTGGCATAATCATGGATGGGACAATAGGGGTGAGAAAAATCCTCGATATGTCAAGTCAGTTACCTTCGATAAGATTTGTTCACATTTCTCCAAGGGAATGTCGAATCAACAGTTGGCCAATTCTCTCGGCACCACCATTCACGTGATAGAAGGTAGGATCCGAGAGAGAGGTTACAAGAACTACAGTGAATTTTCGTCCACATACGACAACCTCAAGGTTGTCTCCATCGAACCGTATGGAGTGATACCTCTCTACGATCTAACAGTGGATGGTTATAAGAACTTCGCCACCGACACAGTCATTTCTCATAACACACCAGAACTTGCTGCTGCACTTGATATCTACGCCGATGAAACTTGCGCACAGGACGAGAAGGGTCGTGTCCTTCACATCTACTCTGACAATGAGAAGATCAGGGAGATACTTGAAGACCTCTTCTACAACACCCTCAACGTCGAGTTTAATCTTCGCTCTTGGGTCAGAAATCTTGTGAAGTATGGGGACATGTTCTTGTACAACGATGTCTCTCCTGAACACGGTGTCATCAGCGCTTTTCCAATCCCAGTCAATGAGCTCGAGCGCGAGGAGAATTACGATCCCAACGATCCCATGGCAGTTCGCTATCGCTGGGTCACCCTCGGTAACCGCACACTCGAGAACTGGGAGGTGACTCACTTCCGTCTCCTCGGCAATGACATGTTTCTTCCATACGGATCATCTATCATTGAACCTGCTCGAAGGATCTGGCGTCAGTTGATCCTCATAGAGGACGCCATGCTTGTTTATCGCGTCGTCCGCGCGCCGGAGCGCCGTGTCTTCTACATCGATGTGGCCAACATTCCCCCAGAGAATGTTCCCATGTATGTGGAGGAACAGAGAAAGAACCTTCGTTCTTCGCAGGTGATCGATAGAACGACAGGGCGTGTCGACTTACGCTACAATCCTCTCTCGGTGGATGAGGACTATTTCATACCTGTCCGTGGTGGAGATTCCGGTACTCGTATCGACACTCTTGCTGGTGGTCAAAACACAGCTGCAGTGGAAGACGTTGCCTACATTCAGAAGAAGCTCTTTGCAGCGCTGAAGATACCACGCGCTTATCTCGGATACGATGAGGCCCTCTCCAGCAAGGCAACTCTCGCCCAGGAGGACATCAGGTTCTCACGCACAATCAACGTGATTCAGAAGACAATTGTGGCTGAGCTTAATAAATTGGCAATAATTCACCTTTATGCACATGGTTTTGATTCAGAAGATTTGCAGAACTTCGCTCTGCGCATGTCAAATCCGTCTACAGTTGCTCAGCAACAGAAGCTTGAGTTGTGGAGAGCCAAGTTTGAGATCGCAGGATCTGCCCCCGAAGGCCAGATGTCCAAGGAGTTCATCCGCAAGGAGATCTGGGGTCTCAATGACGACCAGTGCAAGGCAATAGATGATCAGCGGCTTAAAGAAAAGATTATTGATCAAACCATTGAAAGCGCTGAACCTGCAGGAGGCGAGGAGAGTTCAGGATCAGAAGAATCTACTGAGGATACTGAAGAAGAGACAGGATCCGAAGAAGGTGGAGAAGCTGGTGGCGCAGAAGACTTATTTGCTAGCGACAATCCTAATCAGAAAAACCCCTACCTTGACTTATTGACAACGGGAGACGATCCTGATGACGAAGACGTTCCTGTCAAGTTTTCTTTAAAAGACATTGAAGTTCCCGTCAAAGCTCAGAAGCAACTTGACAGAGTTCTTTACAACAGAGGCAGAATTAGACACCACGGTCCCTCCAAGACACACATGCCTGATTTTAACTCTATGACTAAGTCTGACAACAAGAGCTATTCAGATCCTTACGACAAAGAGTGGATGAATTCTTATGTAAGAAATCCTCTAGGAGAATCTTCTAGTGGACCAAAATATAAGACTCCTATAGGAAATGACGTAGTATCTTCGCTTAGAAGCATGTCTCTTTCTTCTAAATTTCAAAAAAGTATAAAAAATACACCACAGCCGCTACAAGTCCTCAAAGAATCAGATAATTTTGATGAGGCAGATGCGCTCGAACATAAAGAAGTCCTCATAATAGACGACGACGGGAGTAACTGAAATGTCAGGGATGAAGCACAACAAGAGAAGAAATAGCCTGCTTATTTATGAATTTCTTGTCAGAACTATTTCAAAATCAATCATAGAGGACAACAAGAAGAAGTCCTCTGCTGCTCTTAAGATACTTAAGAAGCACTTTAGGCCTGGAACTGAGATTTACAAGGAGTTTAGACTGATGAATTCTCTTGTAAAGACAACTGTCGCCTCTGCACATACAGCAGCTTCTATTATAGGAGAAGCAAAAAATGCAAGTCTAGCTTTTGACTGTCAAAAGCTAGATAGAGAGAAATCAATTCTTATAAGAAACATAAATCACGTCTTAAATGATGAAAATTTTTATGATCAGCACGTAAATGAATACAGGCTGTTTGCAACCCTGCAAACTCTAATAAATGAGTGGCAATCGTTAGACAAAGATCTTTACGCTGTTGCTCAGTACGAAGATCAACTAATGAAGCATTTGACCGCAGAGAAAACTGAGAAATTTGACGCTTCTATTTCTGAGGACACTTCAGGGTCAGCTAGACTTTTAATGAAGGTGATGACTAAAAAACTCAACGAGAAGTATAACGGAATTCTTAATGAACAGCAGAAGTCACTCATTAAAGCGTATGCTTACTCTACTGCATCTGAAGACCAAACTTCTATTCGCATGAAATTACATGAAATTAAGACCGGCCTGATTGGTCTCATCGACAATTATGAGATAGAAGTTACCAACAATTATCTTAAAAATAAACTGCAGGAGACAAAGAGCGCTCTCCTCGGCGAGAATCTAGAACTAGTTGACGATGAGATGGTGACTCGCTTCATGCTCTACTCGAAGCTCAGCGACGAGCTGGAAACTAAGGAGTGATACGATGACACAGGATCTAAAACTACTCAACTCATATGAAGTCTTCGACTACACTCCCGACATGATCAAGGAGTCACGTGAGAAGAACAATGGAAAGGTCATGATGAAGGGAATTCTTCAGAAGGCCGACACCCTCAACCAGAATGGCCGTATCTATCCAATGGCTGTTCTCGAGCGAGAAGTTCGTAATTATCAAAAGTTCATCGCTGAGAATCGCGCTCTCGGTGAACTGGACCATCCGGATTCTTCCGTAGTCAATCTTAAAAATGTGTCACACGTTATAAAAGAGGCTTATCTCGACAAGGGAGTTGTCTATGGTACTGTTGAGCTACTAGACACACCCTCGGGCAAGATACTTCAGTCTCTCGTTGAGAGCGGAGTGAAGCTCGGCATCTCTTCTCGAGGAGTTGGTTCGGTAAAAAAACAAGGCGACTACCACATCGTTCAGGATGACTTCCAGCTAATTTGTTGGGACTACGTTTCTGAGCCATCTACACCGGGTGCTTTTATGTTGCCTGAGGGTCGGACTGTCAATTCTAGTGAGCTAAGAAAGATATTCAATAAGTCTGATAGAATTGATAGAATCATTAATGATATTTTGATTTTGAAGAAGTAAAGGCAGGGTAGGAATGAAGATCACTAAATCTCAGCTTAAGTCTATTGTCAAAGAATGTCTCTTTGAGCTCCTAAACGAGGGTCTAGGGAATGCATCTCAACAGATTCAACAGGCTAAGATGCCATCAATGCAACAAGATAATTTGATGACAACAGAATTACGTCGCCCTGCGCCACAAAAGACAATTCCTGCTGGTCTAAAAGAAGTAATAAAGAGAGAGGCCGGCGGAAACAGCGTGATGGAAGATATTTTTGCAGATACTGCAGCTTCTACTCTTCCAACTTTTTTACAGAACGATTCAAAAGCTTCTGC